TCACTTTGTGCATTATGTGTATGTCCCCGGTTTTGGGTTCTACGGTCTAGGTCTTATTCATATCATTGGCGGCTACGCCCGTGCGGGTACTTCCCTTATCCGTCAGTTGGTTGATGCAGGTACTTTGTCAAACCTCCCGGGCGGGTTAAAAGCCCGTGGACTCCGTATTAAAGGCGACGACACTCCGATTGGTCCGGGCGAGTTTCGTGATGTGGATATCCCTAGCGGGGCTATCAAAGACAACATCATGCCGCTCCCGTACAAGGAACCTTCGCAGGTTCTTCTGGCCCTCTTAAATCAAATCACGGATGAGGGTCGCCGCCTCGGTGCTATTAGCGATATGAACATCTCTGACATGAGCGCACAAGCTCCTGTCGGTACTACTCTTGCCCTGTTGGAACGTACTTTGAAGCCGATGGCAGCGGTGATGTCGCGAGTTCACTACGCGATGAAGATGGAGTTCAAACTCCTAAAAGAAATCATTGCTGAATACGCCCCCGAAGAATATGAGTATGTACCTGAACGTGGGGCACCACGAGCGCGCAAGCAAGATTACGGTACGGTTGATGTCATCCCCGTGTCGGACCCCAACTCCAGCACGATGGCGCAAAAAGTTGTTCAATATCAAGCCATTATGCAAATGGCGCAACAAAACCCACAGATTTATGACCTACCACAACTGCATCGTCAGATGATTGAGGTCCTTGGGGTAAAGAACGCCGATAAGTTGGTGCCAACAGCAGAGGACGCCAAACCAACAGACCCGGTGTCTGAAAATATGAATGCATTGATTGGTAAGCCGTTGAAGGCGTTCATCTATCAAGACCACGACGCGCATATTGCAACGCATATGTCGTTTATGCAGGACCCGATGATTGCTCAAACTATGGGGCAGAACCCACAAGCGAAACAGATTATGGCGTCTTTACAAGCCCATATTGCCGAGCATTTAGGCTTCTCGTATCGCAGACAGATTGAGGAACGCCTTGGCGCCCCGCTTGGCGCACCAAACGAAGAGATGCCCGAAGAGATGGAGGTCCTTCTGTCGCAGTTGGTTGCTCAAGCAGGTCAGCAGCTTACTCAACAGAATCAGCAGAAGGCAGCGATGGCACAGGCCCAACAAGCTGCACAAGACCCGGTCTTCCAGTTGCAGCAGCAAGAAGTCCAGATTAAGGCCCAAGAGGTTCAGCGCAAGGCGCAGAAGGACCAGATGGACGTGGCTATGGAGCAAGAGCGCATCAATCTTGAGAAGCAGAAGGCTGGTCTAGAAGTCCAAAAAGAAATGATGCGTACAGCCGCCCAACAAAAACAAGCCAAAGACCGAAACAAGATGGACGCACTAAAGACGCTTTCGCAACGTGAAGCGCAACAAAACAAACCGCCTACTAGGAATAAGTAACTATGGCTAAATCTGTGCTTGGTTTATTGGAAGAGAACTTTTCCGAGCGTATTGAAGCAATTAAAGACTCTGTAGCAGCCGGTAGTTCTAAAGATTATGCCGACTACAAAGAGATGTGCGGTTTGATTCGGGGTCTAGAACTTGCACGTAGAGAAGTAAAAGACCTTTCGCGTAAATTAATGGAAGAAGACAACGATGACTGAACGTGAAGACGTAGTGGAGCTTACTGATGAAGAAATGGAGGCGCAGCTTCCAAAACCAGTGGGCTACCGACTCCTCATTGCGCTACCACAGGTAGAAGAGAAGTTTGAAAGTGGTATCATCAAGGCGGACCGGACTGTGTATGAGGAAAAGATTCTCACGGTTGTTGGTCTTGTTCTTGATATGGGCGACCAAGCCTATGCGGATTCTGAACGTTTTCCTAATGGCCCTTGGTGCAAGGTCGGGGATTATGTGATGTTCCGTGCTAATACCGGTACTCGTTTTAGGTTCAACGGGGTGGAATACCGGCTTATGAATGACGACAGTATTGAAGCTGTTGTAGCCGACCCGCGTGGCGTATCGCGTGCATAAGGAGATGTAAATGTCTGAAAATAATATGGACAAAACGGAGTATCAGTTCCCTGACGGTGAAGGAAATGATGCTGAAAGTCCCGAGGTAAAGAAGCTTCAAGAAGCTGAAGAATTAGTTACAGAAGTAGGTGGGGACGATTCTGATATTGAAGTTGAGGTTGTAAGCAGTGTTACTAAAGAAGATAGGAATCGCAAAAAGTCAGAACCGCCCGAAGAAGTCACCGACGACGAACTTGAGAACTATTCGGAAAAGGTGCGTAAGCGCCTTCAGCATTTCAGCAAGGGATATCACGACGAGCGCCGTGCCAAGGAACAAGCCCTGCGTGAACGGGAAGAACTGGAACGAGTCGCACGGCATCTCGCAGAAGAGAACAAGAAGTTAAAGACCAACGTATCTCAAAGCCAACAAGAACTTCTTGAACAAGCTAAGAAAACTGCGGCTGGCGAGTTAGCTTGGGCTAAGCGTAAGTACAAGGAAGCATACGATGCAGGAGATACTGACGGAGTAATAACCGCTCAGGAACATCTTACTACTGCAAAAATGAAAATCGAGCGCCTAAACTCGATTAAACTTCCCTCTTTACAAGAAGAAAAGAATGAAGTACAAATCCCACAACAGCAGCAATCCGCCCCAGCACCGGTGGACGAAAGAGCTAGAGATTGGGCAGAAGAAAACCCTTGGTTTGGCTCTGACGATGAAATGACAAGCTATGCGCTGGGGTTGCACAACAAGCTTGTCAAACAAGGAGTGGACCCCCGCTCCAATGAGTACTACGAGACCATTAATTCTCGTATGCGAAAACTCTTTCCGGACCAGTTCGCTGATACGGTAGAAGAGGAAGAAGTAAAACAACCGGCAAAACAACGCCGAGCAAACGTGGTGGCACCTGCAACCCGCAGTACTGCACCAAAGAAAGTCAAGCTGACTGAAGTACAAGTAGCGTATGCGAAAAAGTACAACATCCCGCTTGAAAAATACGCCCTAGAGGTTGCTAAATTGCAGAGGAACAATAATGGCTGAGAGCAGACTGGACCGCGAACTTTCCACCCGCACGCGTACCGAGCGTAAGCGTAGCTGGGCACCGCCCGATTTACTGCCGACTCCGAAGCCGGAGGAAGGCTATACGTTTCATTGGGTGCGCGTATCTACCCGTGGCGAGGCTGACCCCATGAATGTTTCCGCAAAACTTCGTGAAGGTTGGGAACCCGTCAAGGCTGCTGACCACCCCGAGATTTTCGTTGCTACCGTCGAAGACGAGCGATTCAAGGACAACGTGATTATCGGTGGTTTGATGCTTTGCAAAGCCCCCGTAGACTTTGTTGAGGACCGGAATGCTTATTATAACGAGCAAGCCGAAGCCCAGATTAAGTCTGTCGATAATAATTTCATGCGCGAAAATGACCCCCGTATGCCTCTGTTCGCAGAACGCAAAACCAAGGTCACTTTCGGTAAAGGTTCTTAAACTTTTGGAGATTCAAAATGGCCGCTACTTCTAGCCCGTACGGTCTGAAGCCGATTAACCTAATCGGTGGACAGGCTTTTAACGGTGGCGTCATTCGTGAATACAAGTTATCCACTAACAACAGTGGTGCTTTCTTCACGGGCGACGTTATCCAACTTACTTCCGCTGGCAACCCGCAAGCGCTGACCGCAACCCCTACCGCTATCAAGATTCCGGCTACGTCGGCTGATGCTACGGCAGGTATTGTTGGTGTCTGCGTTGGTGTTCGCTACGTTGACCCGAACCTGAAGTATGTTGTCTACGGACAAACGCTTCCGGCTAACGCTATTTCCGGTAACTACACCGACGTGTACATCCGCGTCTGTGATGACCCGGACCAACTGTTCCAAATCCAAGGCTCGGCTGCTTTCGGCTCGCTGACCAACGGCGCTGCTGGTGCTGTCGGTAAGAACGCCGCTCTGGGCAACTTCAGCGCGGGTAACGCCACCACTGGTCTGTCGGGTGTCAATCTGGTTGTCGGCGCTAACGGCGCTTCGTTGGCCGCTACCACGACCCTTGCAATGCGTATTGTCGATGTGGTTGCTGAAACTGCTACCGATACTTACCCCGACCTCATCGTCAAGTTCAACGTCGGTGTGCATTCGTACACTAACCCGCTTGGTGTCTAAGGAGCTAAATCATGGCAATTTCACGCTCACAACTACTTAAGGAACTCCTGCCGGGGTTAAACGCCCTGTTCGGTATGGAGTACAAGCGTTACGGCGAAGAGCACAAGGAAATCTACGAAACCGAATCTTCGGACCGTAGCTTTGAAGAAGAAACCAAGCTGTCGGGTTTTGGTGCTGCCCCGGTCAAGTCGGAAGGTGCCGCAATC